CCCAGACTGTCGCCCGCAGCGGACCCTTTCGGATCCTTAGCGGACGGCCGTCCTTATCATCGCCAAACTATCCTTAAGCCACTTTTTAGTGGTCTAATAGCCTACAATAGGCTAACGTACGATATTGTTTACGTACGCGGGTAGAACGATCGTCAGTGAGCCAATTAGGCGGAAAACAGCGAATAGGGAACATAGCAAGAATTGCTCTGTTTACCTTGTTCGTGCCAACGCTTAACGAGCTTCCCAGACGACCGGCGCGTGTACAACCGAACCGAAAACGGAGACTTATAATGGTCTCCGCATGACAAGCCGTCATGACAGTCCGCAGGGCCTACCCCCTCAGTAAAATATCTGAGGAGCATAGACCAACCGGACATTTCATGATTGATGCTTGGGGCCTTAACGTCGGTGACATGATACTGCAGAACTTGCAGTTTCTTGTTTACCTTCTTACGCCTTGGCCTCATGTAATCGGGTACTTCCCGAAGACTGGGGCATGCTAAACGCATGCTCTGATCTGGTATTGTTCCATATGTATTGAACAATAACTCTACGATTCGCTCGTAGATGGTGTAGTACTGTCTATCGTACATGGAGTTAGCATACGCTATCCATGACGTGTAGACTTCGGGATGAGGAGTAGACGACCAGACTGTTCTGAAACGAACAGGTGTGACATCGGTGCCTTGAAATGCATCCATGCCACAGGACTCACGGAAGAGTCCACTGATGCAGCTCTTGTCGTGGTTTATCTTTAAACCAAACGACTCAAGCTGTTCCATCGCATTCACGGCGTTTGCCGTTGGAACGATGACGTCATCTCCGTACACTAATATACGCTCTTGCGTATACGCGTCGGGTGCACTCGCGGTTAGGATTGACCACACAGTCAGCGCTAGAATGGGAAAGCATAAAGCTGATCCCATTGGCGCAAACTTGTGGAGCGTTAATTCCTTTCCGTCCGGGAGCACCGTAGATGAACTCCTGCACGCCATCAGCTTGTCAAAAACAAGCGGAGGGAATAGCAGGCGAACCAGATCAACGGAAACGCGATCGCTGGCCTCATTGAGGTCTAACGTCGCGTACTTGCCCGACATGGACCCATAACGGGCACCACATCGGTTAGGTGATTGATCTGTGAAGTTGACACTACACTTTGTAAGTGGGTGCGCTTCAATGTGCTGAATAAGACTACGCATAACACCCTGCTGGATCCATTGAAAATCAACGGGTTCACAGGATATCAAGCGTGGTCCTCGAGAGTCCTTAGGGACGAGTATAACTCGCGCCGGTAGGGACTTGTCCTCAATCTTCTGAAGATTGTGGACTTCATCACACACATGGCTCAGAGATGCGTAAAAATACTCATCTAAAGGCCATTCAGTGCGGATACGGTCAGATACATTACTCCAGTCGTACTTACCCCAAAGGCGCTGCTTGGTAGCAACGCCCCCAGGTCCGTGCCGAGGAGTGATGTCGGTCCAATCGAACCCTTCGAATACTCTTGCGAGTAAACGTCGGGCCACGAGTGTCACTGCCAATTGAGTCATTCCCGCTTTAGAG